TGCCTGGAACGCATGGATCGTACTCCCAGATAGGACGATCCAAAGCAGCGCCTAACGAACCCTTGCCACAATTATGAACCACCGTCCTATTGGCGACAAAGTTATGCGTATTTTCAACCGTTATATCGTAAAGCTTAGATGAAAGTCGCGATCTGAGTTCAATGGCCGATCGAAGTCGAATAGCTGAATAGGACAACGGAGTAGTATTAAAGCGATACTTTTTGCACCCTCTAAATTCAGTTGGAAGCTTATATTCCATAGAAAGATGAACGTAGGGAGCGATCAGGGAAAACAACCTTTCACTTCCAGAGCGAGAGCAATGGATCAATTTTCCATTTTTGCCCTGATAGATAGAACAATCGATTGAAAATTGGCTCCTAAAAAATCCTGCTATCAATTCCTGATCCGCATCAGAGAACCCCTCAGTATGAAAATTGGCATAAGGTTTGCCGTGTATAATCTTCAATCTCCCATCGTCCATGTACCAAAACGCTAATGCTCTTGAATCGACCATTTTGATGATGCGTTTTACAGTTTTTACGCCTTCGGGGTAGAGAATTGATCTAAGCTCCAATGTTTGAGCATTGGTAGGGCAATGAAAAAAGAGGCCATCAGACTTACTTTTTCCAGTCAGACTTGGCCCAACGCGAAGGATTGCACCACCTAGCAGTTGCTGCTTGAATCTTACGTACTCAGATTGAACAAGTCCGTGGCTATTGTACATCCGGCCAAGCTTATCGAAGTAACCGTCACCAATGCCAATCCCTATAAGAGCCGCCAATTGATCTTCGTTGTAGAGCGGATTTTCACGCCGCATATTATGACTACAGAGATTTACTTGGCGAACGAGATAAGCACCACCAGTCCCGTTGGCTGGTATAAATTCGATTTTGGGATGTAAAACATCAGCCACAACAGCGCAAAGATGATCGTCGGTAACTACCGGCTTAGTCTTTCCCTTGCAAATTCCAAGCCTCACCCAGCGACTGCCTGAATTGGGTTTCTGCATCCATCCGATCACTCGGTTCCACACAAACGAACCCGTGTCTGACAGCGAGAGCACGCTTCCAGAATACTTGTTCTCCACTATCCATCTGATTGATTTGAGTCCGTCTTCCGTTTGAATCTGTGCGGTCTCGTGGAGACACCCATAGTCCAGTATGGTCATTGGCTTGGTTGTCTCAATCAATTTGCGAATAACCTCGGCACGCTTTGAACCGCTGATTCCATAAGACGGATCGCTCGCGTGAAGCTTGCGATTCAACTCAGCATATTCCGGGGTGATTGTAGGTGGCAAAGTCGCGGCGATCATGGCTGGCTTTCTCTTCGGCGGAACAAGAGGCTTTGTTTTGATATGCTCACGAATCTGTGCTTGTAACAGTCCTTCACCTACTACGTCGATGTCAACGTCTCCGATCTTGGCAACTTCATCGAAAAATTGCTGCGCGTACTGGTGCATCGGTGGATTGGTGTAATAATGCCGGCCCGCTACTTCCACCGCGTAGATATTTGGGACTTCCTTGGGGTGCCAGCCGGCGTGTTGCGTACCGTCTGATTTGAAAGAGTAATCCATTCCGAATATGGTCATCTTGCGAAACCCAAGAAACCTCGCTAACACCATCGCACGGAGACCTACGTTGCTCCCGCCCGTAATCGACCACTCCCCCCTGGGATATGCCACCGGGATACCTTCGCGCATGGCCTCGTGCGCGAACACATGCCACAACTTGACGTTGTGGCCTTCGAGCAAATCGAAGACCGCTGAATGACAAACGCTCGCCGCCAGATATTCAACCTCCTTGTGAGGTTGACCAATGAGATCCGCTTTGTGTGGGCGTGGATCAACTTCGGCGTGCCAGGTTGGAATGATGCCGCGATCGATGAGAAACTTGTGCGCTCCAGATACCGTGATGATTTTGTCAAACTCACGAAGCTGCGGCCATGTCTCCTCAAGCGATGGCCCGTAGCAGACCACCGCTATCCTATCGTCCCGATCTTTATGCGGTTGGACTCTCCCCGGAATTCGTTTGATGTTCTCAGCTACTTGACGATCGCGCGTATCCAAGTCAATGCAGTAACTGGTCTTGATGTCTGCGAGACCAAAAGCCTTCGTTGAAAGGGTTTTCTGCATCAACCCATTCTCCACACGTAACCGTAGGAACCAGCGGCAATCGTGATGGCAGAACCAACACCCGCACCACTAATATTGTTGCCAACTTTCAGCTTCAGCTTGCCTGCCGCCGAAGCCACAAAGCCTCCTCGAATGCGGGTCGCCCGGTTTACGCCGACAGCCGAGACCGTAACCATTGCGGAATTGCGGATGCCGACAGAGCAGTAAACCGTTGCGTTTGTAGCGGCAGGTCCACCCGCAAACATCAATTCGGCCAAGAAATTATTAGGTGCTCCGAGACCGCTCGTCGAAAACTGATACTGGGGATGCGCCAGCGAAATGGGGCTGCTGGTGAAAAGCATGAACTCCATGCCATACGCGACGCCCGCACTACAAGCGAAGGTGAACCCGCTGACGCTCACGAGAGCGGTGGCAGTTACGAGTTGGGCGCCTGCCAAGACCTTTTTCACCGGCCCAGCACTCACTAGGCCCGCCGCAACAGCAACCGAGATACGTCCCACGTCTGAAACCAGCGAAACATGATTGGCGCTTATTAGCGAAACTTGATTGGAAAGAACCGATGTGATGTTGGCACTTGCTGCTCTGGCCGCACTTAACGCATCAGCAGCGACAACGCTTACCGCGTTAACATTTGAGGTCAGATTAGAAATCTGATTGGAGAGAACGCTGGTAAGGTTGGCACTCGCGGCTCTGGCCGCACTAAGAGCATCAGCGGCGACGATTGACGCAGCATTGGCGACAGACTGCGCGTTGGATGCCAGGACGGAAATCGCGTCCGCTCGCGTGCTGAGGGCAGATAAATTCAGGGAGATCCTGCCAACATCAGATACAAGGCTGGTTTGATTTGCGCTTACGGCTGCTGCTGCTGCGCTGGCAGCATGGCCAACACTTGCTGCATCGGCTGCTACTATTGAAGCCGCATTCGCAATCGACTGCGCATTTGACGCCAATAGTGAGATGGCATCGGCCCGAGTACTGATCGCTGATAGATTTAACGACATCCTTCCCACGTCGGATACCAAACTCGTGTGATTAGCACTCACCACCGCGACTGCCGCACTAGCTGCGTTGGCTACGGACTGAGCATTAGAAGCAAGAACAGAGATAGCATCGGCACGGGTGCTCAGGGCAGACAAGTTGAGCGAGACTGCTGCCAAATTCGAAGTTAGATCAGCAGCACGCACCGATACTGCGTTAGCAACGGATTGGGCGTTAGAGGCCAGAGCGGAGATTGCGTCAGCACGAGTGGACAAGGCTGACAGGTTCAGAGACATACGCCCTACGTCTGAAACCAACGAAACATGATCCAAGGACAGTGCTGCTCCTGCTGCGGATATAGCATTGTCCGCGCTGGTCATCTGGGCGGAATTGGTCTGTGCCAAGCCTCTTAAGCTGACGAAATCAGCCGAAGTGACGCTGCCCGATCCTCCAGGTCCACCAGCAGGTGTTGAGGCTACCCACTGGGCCGAAGCCGATTTCCACATGACAACTTGACCATCAGCGGGAGACGGAGCAGATACGTCGGCCAGATCATCGACTCTCCAAGTTGAGAGTCGATCGGATATAGCATTGACTGCTACTGCATTCGCATTATCCGCACTCGTCATTTGAGCCGAATTAGCAGCGATAGCCGAAGTTCGATTTGAAACGACGGCGGAAAGGGCGTTTATTGCTGCTGAATTGGCGTTATCAGCCGAAGTCATCTGAGCGCTGTTGGCCACCACTGCCGAAGCCAAATTGCTAACTACCGTCATCGCGGAATCCAACCGACTCGAAACGGCTGCCGCTGCCAACGAAACAGCATTGTCTGCTGAAGTCATCTGAGCAGAATTGGCAACAATAGCCGAGGTGCGATTGGAAACCACGGCAGACAACGTATTAACCGCCGCAGAGATGGCATTGTCTGCGCTCACCATTTGCGCCGAATTGCCGGCTACCAAAGACGAAAGCACCGACACCGCGTTTGACACCGCGTTGAGCGCCGCCGTCCTAGCCGAAGTTTCGTTAGCTAAGGCACCAGAGACGACATCGACTGCGGCAGATACCGCGTCATCGCCAGCAACGCGGGCCGCTGCCTCCACGGACACTGAATTGGATACCAAGTCGATTGCCGAAGCCAGCAGCGCATCAGCAGACGTGCGATCGAGTACTTCATCGGTAACGGCTGATTCAATATCCTGCACTGCCTTAGCCGTTACCGTCATCGCGATTTGATCGCCAACCGCAATCGCTATAGCCGTCGTTCCTTCCTGCGCGCGAACAATCGTCAGCGTCGAACCAGCGATGCCCGTGACGCGGACAATCTCGGCAGTGGTTGAAGATGGTTCGGCACCAGCGATGGAAACTGTACAATTGAAAGGAGGACCAGCAAAGAGAGCTACGTCACCGGGAAGAATATCGAGCGATGTCCCGCTTAACGCAGGACTGGGAGCAACGGCGACCGTGGAGAACGAAAGATTACGGTGAGTGTCGAAGATCGCCATTTCACTTTAATCTACGTTGTTTGGATATGCGCCCCATTTATGGAAATGGAATCTCCGCGACGGTTAGCTTAACCCACTGAATTTGATTAGTTGAATCACTGCTTATGACGATGGAATCACCGGGAAACAAAATCCCACATGTAATGCTGCTCGAACCGTTGTTGGCTACTATTTTGTTTTTGAACAAAATATTGGAATTATCCGGTACACCGCCTGAAGGCACGATCCAAAATGAATTCGTTCTACTGGCCCCGGAAGCATTCAGATAAGATGCAAAGACGGATTCAGAGCCAGAAATGGGATTTGGAAACGGCATGTTGATCGCCACCTTGCCGACAGGACAAGTGTAAACTGTATTAGTCAGAGAGGTGAAGAGTAGCAGTTTTGGAGAATAGATATTGATGTTGGTAGAAAGCAGAAAGCCATAGTGAACTGCATTTATGCCTGTCTGAGTCGTACTAATGCTGATGCTCTCCCCGGCTTCGAAAATAAAATTGTCGCCGCTTATCCCAAGTGCCGCCTGGTTGTTGGTTGTAACCGCACTCGTTGGCCCGTAAGGATAGTAAACCCCGTTGGTTTTCAAGTACTCTGTGACCGTCGTGGAGGTTGTATTCGTTGTTGAGCATTGCATCCCGCCGGAGATGAATTTTTTACCGACTGGAACGGTGAAAATATCATTCGTTCCAGCAGGTAAATTACTTGAGTGAATGTTGGTTGGGACAAAACCGACTGCGCCAAATCCGTACTGCCCGCCGTAGTAAAGAGACTGAAGAATAGGAGTCCCGTTATAAGTCAAAGCCGACCCATTATCGCCCACCAGATTCGTCTTGCCGCTCAGAGTGAGACTGCCCTGGAAATCAATGGTAACTTCATTGGTAAGTCCATTTTGGAATTGATAGATTTTGCCACTTGAAACAGCTCCCACATTGAACACCGTTTGATGATTTTGACTGGGTAGGGCATGGTCCCCGAACAGCATTAAATCAGTCCAACTACCCGATAGTGATCTGCCTGCGTTGTTTCCGAAAGCGTAAATATGGCTGGAATTGGTGAGCGTTTGATTCGCCCCGGCACCGGTCCCATAGTTAAAGATATGCGTGCAGTTGGTATAGGCTCCAAAAATCCCACACGAGGTTCCGTAGTTATAGGCCCAACTCACTCCATCAAAAATCGTTCCGCCAGTGCCGTTGTTGATTCCGTAATTAAAAACATACTCCGCATTAGTTGCGTAAGCTTGACCGTTACCGAAGCCGTAATTGTACATATCGAAGCCATCGGTGATCGTTACAAATTGAAGGTTGGCATCCCCAATGGCCGTTATTTCAAGGCAGTTGGTTAAATGGGAATAAGCCCCGTTATTATCTCCGATATAAAAAATCATTGAGTTGGTATTAGCCGACAGTTCCGCTGTGTTGAACGGAGGATCTCCATCTGGATGATTTCCTAGATTTAGCAGGGTGCCATGATTACCTGGGTAGGCGTTAACAGATAGAGCCATTCCCTCAACCCCAAAACTGCTTGCGCTAATCAGCTTTCCGCCTGTTTCCCACGGCACAGACGTATCCACCACCAGCGCGACATTGGTGCTGTTATCCGCCAACTGGCTTTCAATCCGCACGACATCCACCGCTGGAAACGGGTAAAGCACGCCGCCGGCGGAGGACCAGAGCGCAGAACCGCCGCCAATCGGCACCCCGTTATACGCCAGAGCAGAACCTGTATCGGTGATAAGATTAGTGAAACCGTTGAGAGACACGCCACTCGCTACAGTCTCCAAAACATTGCTGCCGTTTATGCGCAGCCGAATTGAGAACGGGCCGACTGCATCAAGGGTGAGATTCGTATTCGCCACCACGAACTTGTCTGCATAACCCTGAATCGAAGGACTGGATGGCCCAGCCACGGCTAGTTGAAGGAGCAGATCGCCCGTGTCATTAGTATGGACGATGCTCAGAAATCCCAATGTCGGATCGTAAAGAATTGCATTGGAATACGCGGTGGGACTGCCGACGAATTTGCCGCTTGGAAAATCGAAGTAAGGAATCGCCCCGCCAACGATGCCGGTGTTGAATGTGTTCGTCGTGAAAACGTTCCTCAGAATCGGGACGATCGCTGCCCGACAATTCAGCGACAGCACCACAAGCAGAATGATTTGAAAAATGGTTTTCATGCGCCAGCGATGCTTAGTTCCCAGCCGGTGTCGTTCGTGCCCGTGCCTGTCTTAAACCACATGGCTCCAAGCGCCGTGTAGAAAAGCGCCGGTCGTGTCGCCGTCTGCACTCCATTTGGATCTCCGACCCCAAAATATACTTCAGGCACACCAGTTGATGTTGACGAACTGGATGAGGATGAGCTGGAGCTGGCGCCGAGGAAGATGCCGCCGCCCCTGCACGTATCGTAACAATAATTACGCTGCGGTGGACGACGTTCTTTCTCGCATGTGTGGATGAGATCGGCCCGGCGGATCTGATACATGCCGGGCTTACTCATATTTTCATTGTTGTAGTAGATCGAACGCGTCAGATCACAGTCGTCAATCCCAGCCGCCTTTCCGCGCACGTAAAGCTCCACGCACTCAGCAACCTCCCTTGTCCAAATGTCCTCGTCCACGGTATCGGTGTCGGCAAAAGACCTTTTAACGCCATCCCATTTGAGCACCACCAATTCATCTGATTGGATTCGTGGGTTCACCCATAGTTGTCCACGGTCGATTGTGAAGAATCCTTCGACGGCACGGCTGGTTTTGTCGAGGGACGTGTCGCCAGCGGCCACATAGTCCATACAGTAGAGCGGCGTATCGGGAAACGGAACGTACACCCCGTCTTGTAAATAGACATCGTAAGGATGCAGCTCGGTCGTGCTGCAAAAACTAAACGCTGCCTGAGCATCCAACATGCAGTCCATGTCGTTCTTCGACACGGGAGTGTACGAGATCTCAACGCAACAACGATCACCCGGCGTCATCGTGGAAAGGCTTTGAATGAAACCGCGAGGTGCTTCAAACACGCTCGCCCCGCAATGGTAGAAACTCGATGAGGCGCAGAGATAATCGACGTGGTTCTGCTGAAGGCAGCGGCACTTGGTTTGGAGATCAATCAGGGCGTCGAGGACATAATTCTTGTGGTTAGCCACCAAATTTTCGGCAGCGCCATCAGGAAAAACAGCGGATCGCACTGCGAATGAAAACTCGGCATACGTCACAACATTTGCCTTTCTTCCAGCCCAAGAAAGCGATAGAAATAATTGACCGCCGAAAGCGTTAACGCGCTCACGGCGGCTAGAACACAATCAACAGAAAGGCGAAGATTATGTCCGACCAACCTGATAACACCCCCGAAGTCTGGAAGCCAGTTCCGAATTACGAAGGACTCTATAGCGTCTCGAATCTCGGACGCTTCCGCAGAGAAATTTCGCCTTGGAGAAAAAAGGTGCGACTCATTGTGACCAGAATCGGAAGGCATGGTTATCCTCAAGTCTGCCTCAGTGCTAAAAACGTCAAACGCACTTACAGAGCGCACAAATTCGTAGCCAAAGTTTTTCTTCAGCCAGTTCCGGGCAAACAACAAATCAATCACAAGAACGGCATTAAGACAGACAACCGAGACAGCAACTTGGAATATTGCACTCACTCCGAAAATCTTCTTCACCGTTATTATGTCCTTGGGAAACCAGCCGCACACGGCGAAACTCATTGCTGCGCCAAGTTGACGACCAAAGATGTAACTGAAATCAGAGAACTGTTTGCGCTTGGCTTTCGACAAAGTGACATCGCCAAATTGTTTAAGCTCGAACCTGGGCATGTCGGTAAAATCGTAAAGGGGCACCTTTGGAAGCATCTCATTCCTCCTTCTTAAGGAAACGTCCCGTGCGTGGCCGGGTAAATTCCAAAGGCACCTTGATCGGTTCCGCGACAGGCGGCGGTGTATCTGGCCGCTGACCGTGCAGACTAGCCGCGCCCGCAGCAACCGCGACGTTTGACGGGAGTTGAAGATTGAGGCTGCTGAGCGAAAACCGGTCTTTGGCTAAGTTTTTTAGCGATAGCTTGGCGGAAGATTTTTTTTTAAGCTCGTCATAGGTGGCTTGGTCTATCAGTACGACACCCCCAACACCCTTTGCTGCCGCTTGATCCAATTCATCCACATACACCGGATTGTCAGTGGCCAGAACGCCAGTGTCTCCACCAACCGGCTCAAAAGGTGCCGGTGCTCCAGTCGCGCGAATGTAGAGCCTGTTGGAGAGAACTTCCTTCTTGTAGTAGTGCATCACGAATTCCATTCGGCCATTAGGACACCGTTAGCGTTAACTTCCAAGCTAACAAAAAACCGCGGCGGCTTTTGGCCAACCGCGGTTATTACATAAGTCGTTGATACTACGGGTAGTAGAAATCTTGCGTTCCACCACTAATTCCCGGCACTCCCTGAGTCTGTCCCGGCGTCGAGTACTTATGCTCAGGCACGACGAACGAGATGTTCTCGAAGATCGCGGAAGCGGCAGGGCATTCGACAACCACGGTGTAGGTCACAGAGTTGAGCGTGACTTTCTGCGTCGGATTCTTCATCACGCAAGCGAAGGAATCGTCCACTTCGGCCAAGCGCGCGAGGTCGCCGGTGTTGTTGACGACGCGATTGCTCTCGATGATCCCCGGATAGATTCCAGCAAAATCCAGCACCCAGATAGAGCGGCCAACCGGAGTAAGCGCCGTGCTAACGGTTGTGTGAGCTGACACAAGATCATCGAAATAGTTGTGCGTGATGACCGCGATGTTGAGTTGCGGCCAGATGAGCCGGTAAGTGTTGAACCGGAAACCAAGCGGCCCGTTCTGGCCGAGCTTGGCTTGGCCGAGATCCAGCACCATGCGGAAATTGCCACCGCTCTGATCGTCGTAGTAGGAAACCATTGCCCGATGGAACAGGCCAGCAAAGGCTGAATCCATGAACAGGTCGATCGTCTGCGTTTCCTCGCCATTCTGGTCGCGTACCCGTGCGATGTTGTAAAGCTCACCAAAAAGTTCGGGGAGATCCAATTGCTTGCCTTGCAGGTCGAACACCCGTCCGCATTGAGCCAATTGTTCGTAAGCGCCGGTAGCGTTGGCGCGATAGCCAATACAGCGCCCTTCGCTCGAAGGCAGGTAAAGCGGTGAGGAAGCGAAAGTCGTGATCTGGTCGAGCGACGTGTAGTTGTTGATTGTCTGATTGTCGGAGATTGGCTTCTCGAAGAAGAATGCTTCAGTGAACCTTCTCTGAAAATCCGCCCCGATCTGCTTGTTCAGTTCGACCGCCTCGACATCGCCGTACTTCGCATACATCGGGTTATTGGCCCGGAGCAACGTCTGGTATTTGTCATAAAGCTCATCCCAGCACATCGTGTAACGAGTTGTCTCAACGAAGAATGGAACGTCTTTATTGGGATTCAAGCCGGGAATCTGATCGCAAAACTTCTCGTAATCGTTGACGTTGACCGTGCCCCTTCTCAAAACACCCGTCGTTGGACTGGTAACTTTGGCGTCAGCCAGGAAAGAACCCGCATTCTCGGATGACATCACCAATCGAATAACCGTGCTGACCACGTTGGCACTGATCACCTTCCACGCAGTCTCGGTCTTGGTGCCGCCTGCGGTTTTTCCAGAAATGAACACACGCAAGCCTGGTGGGAACCAGCGAACATCCAGGGGGATACCAGTCTGGGAAACGACATCAATCTGCCAGTTGCCGCCATTTGACTGGCCGTTAGTAGCGGTAAAGTAAACATTGTTGATGATGGTTTTCTGCGCGGCCATCACGAACGGCTCAATTGCCAGCACGCCACCAGAGAGCTTCCGCGTGTTGACCTTGTGGCCCATGTTCACCTTGTTGGCCATGATGAACTCGTAAAGGCCGTTCACTTTTGCCCCGCAGCTCTTAATCTCGAAGTCCGAGACGAGCAGCGACAGCATGTTGCGCCACTGGCCGGTGTCGTCGGAGAAGATGTCAGCGAGCGTGTCGCCGGTAGCTTTGCCTACGTTACAGAGGGTGACAGAGCCGCAGCGGGCGATGTCGGTGGAGATTGCGGGCAGACACTTCTCGAAGATATTTGCCGAAATGAGGCCGGATTCGTTTGCCATACTTTGATCAACAACGGGAATCGGCGCAATTGCCGTTCCTCAGTGCAGATCAAAGCTTACGGCCACTAAGGATACTGCCAAACTGATCAACCCACGGAGGCTTGCTGCTCGGCGCAGGTTGCCCGCCTGAACCAACTTGCGTTCTACTGCCAACCGACGGAGAACCGTTGATTTCCTTTGCTGGTGCGGGTTTGGTTTCCTCTTTCTTCTTTTCGTCGGCGGGCTTGGGTGCTGGATTGTTCACACTGCCATTGGTCATCCCCTTGCGTTTTGCCCAACTGGTGAGTTTTTTATCCTCGTTGGCGAATCTTTCACGGGCGATTTCCTGCGCATCCAGCATCTTGCGCTCGATTAAATCCTGATCGGTGATCGTCCAGTGTTTTTCCTGCTCTGCCGGGGTGAGTTTGCTGAAATTGTTCCACGTGGAAAACTTCTTCCCGTCGCGCAACTGTTCTTCGGCTGGGAGCGCCGAGATGAGATCCATCATCTTACTGGCGTAATCGTGGATATAGCGGTGCAATGGATTGTTCTCCTCAGCCTTGACCGCCCCTTTGGACTTCCAGAGCCGGGTAACTTCGGAAACGAACGGCAAAGCGTCACTGGCAACTTGAATGGCAATGTCAAAGCCCATCGGATCTTCATCCTTAAGCTTAACCAGTTCGGCTGGCTCGGTAAATTTTTCATAAGTGGGATCGATCGCCTTGAGAATGCTGCCCATTGCCGCTTTCTCGGCGGTCGTAATGGCCGGCTGAAGTTCGCGCAAGGTTTCGTTGCGTTTGAGATCGTCAAGCTCCTTGAGCTTGGGTGTAACCTCCTCGAGAACCTCCCTACGGATCTCCTTTTTGGTCTCTCCAAGCTCAAGGTTTATCTCAGCCCTGCGTAGATCAGCATCCTCGTAGGTCGGGGTTGCCTTCTGATAGAACTCATTGTGCTGCTCATCCTCGCCGTTCCACGGTTCGCCAGGGTGATCGCGCTTCCACTGCTTGATGTAATCTTCCTCTTCCTTGACGAACCGTTTGAAATCATCGACCAACCCGCCGTATTGTTCGGGCTTGGCCTTGGCCATCACTTTGAAGGCTTCATACTGCTGAACGTAATCCTTCGGCGGCTTGAACTCGTCCGGCTTCTCTTTTTCAGTCTTAGCCTTCTCTTTTTCGATCCGTTCGATAGCCACGCCAGCCGCACGGCCACCGGCATCGGCGGCAATCTCCGCGAGGCGAGTTTCATCAAGTGCTGGCTTTGGCTGAGCCTTGGCTTTAGGCTTGGGCTTATGAAGTTCTTCGGCCTTACCTTCCTCGCCTTCTTTCTTGGGCTTTTCATCGAGCTTGTTGGCGTCCTCTTTTGGCTTCTCCTGCTCACTGGGCTTTTTGTCCTTTTCGACGGTCTTTGCCGGTTCCTCGACTTTCTCTTTCGGCTTTTTTCGCCCTGAAGCGATCTGCCCAAAAGTCTCCATCGCCTTTTCGAAGCTGACCTTCTGCTCCTCGGTCTGTTTAACCGGCTTTTCCGGTTCTGCCTTTACCGGCCCGTCGATAGTTAGCACTTCGTTGTCAGCCATAAATCATTCACTCCACTTCATTTTCATTGGCGACCACCACTTAGGTTTATCGCTGCATGGCGAACTGTCTCGATTGAATCGCGCATTCACGCTGTTTCGACTTTCATGCGATCTATTCACAATCGGCGCCGGAAATAGCCAGAACCATACTCGCCATTTCAGCCGCCTGAAAAACGCCAGAATCAGGTGCCATTTCCATTTTAGACGAGCAAGCGTCATTTGAGCAGCAGCCAAATCACCGCAACCAAAATAACTGCAAACAAAAACATCGATCCGGCCTTCAAAAAGTCAGGTTTGCCTGGTGGTTCGCCGTCACGCCTCTGCCAATCAGCCTTCATTCGACATCAAACTTCGCCATCTCAAACTGCGTTTCGGCCCGACTTAATTCCGCAAGGACATCCAAGAATATCGTCAGCTTTGCCGCCTGAATGTTCAGTTGTCGAGCCGGGTCTGGTTCCGGTCCTTTAGCCAACACGTTCAGTGGCGACTTGAGCGCCAGGTCCGCCGACTTATTGATGCACGCCGCGACCTGTCCGCGCACAACTCGTTCCACAATCATCTTCCCTTTGTGGGAAAGCCATTCGGCAACGGCGATCTGGTCAGGCTGGGATAAGGGCTGAGGGCTGAGCGTTAGCATTGGACATCATTCCTGGTGGTGGCGGCATCGGTGGAGGCTGGTGCAGCATCGGTGGACCGCCAGGGCCTTGGACCATCCCTGGCGGCGATTGAGCGGCTATCTGAAGTATCTGCATGATCTTTTGAATCGCGATGTCCTGCTCCTGATTCTTCTGCGCTTCCTGCGCCGTCACTTGCTGTGTCGTTTTAATCGCTTCCTCAATCGGTGCAATCACTTTCTCTTTGAGCGTTGCCGCCAATTGTCCCATCGAATCGTTGACGACCTGCTGGGCAACTTTCTGACTGATTGCGGCCAACTGTTTGAGCAAATCTTCCTGCTGGCCTTGCTGCTCGCCGGGCGGCACATCCTTGACCATGATTTTGTATTCGCGCGGCATCCCGGCATACTCGAACACGAGGTTGAGCATGTCCGCGATTTGCGGCAGACCCATTGCCTGCACGAGCAGCGGTTGTGCTAGAATCGTCTCGAACATCTTGATCATGGCTGCGGCGATTTGGATGTTATTGATACGTTTACCGCCTTCGCGGTTAGCCGTGAACCCGTCGATGTCGAGTGACTTCTTTTTGCCGCGCACGCCGGCCTTGGTACGTCCCGGCACCTCTTCGTCCTCAACCTCAAAACCGAGAGCGGCAAGATCCTTTTTCGTCTGCTCATTGATCTCGCCTATCTGGGCAAAGATGTCATCGTCGCTGTATGCCATCATACCGTCGTACAGCGTTCGCTTCCGTGCATTCATTCCATCCTCCACAAATGACCGTGTGTGATCCAGTCTTACCGTGGAGTTACCGTGAATGGTTGTTATCTCGGTCGCGCTCTGTTCATGAACTGCCGGCTGGCCTACTTCCTGAGCCGAAAAACCCAACATGCGTTCCATCAACGAAAGCATCGTCGTAATGCCAAGGGTGATCTCTTGAATGTTGTGTTTGGGAAAGGACACGTTGCTGAATGCTTCATCGGTGGAGTTCTGCTGCCAACCCAGTTCGCGCTTCGAGCGACCAATGAACATCAAACCGCGATACACCGCTTCGTCGGGAGAATCTATTCGCCGGATGTCGTCCTCGCTGATCATCTCGGTGTTGTAGAAAGTCACGTTGGCGAGGTTCTTCTTGATCGAATAGAGCAACTGACTCAGATAGTTCCCAAGCATGTCCTGCCACGGCAAAAGTTCTAGTGCCAAGCTCGCATTGAGCGACCGATTGGTGTCAGCGTCGTAACCATAGTACGACGTTGGCCGATAACACAACGGTTCAGCGAATATCACCGTGTCGGTGTGGCCCATCACAAACCGAAACCACATCGGGTAATCGTAATCACCCAGCCCCCAATCGCTCGGAATCAGCTTCTCGAAGTGCGGAGCAATTATGGTCGCCTTATCGTCATCAGCCGTGGAATAAATCGACACCTGTTTCTGCCGGTCCAAATCACCGCTCCCCGGTGATGCCACACTTGGAAACGACATCTGGCACGGGTAAAGATCGTTGTAGGGATTCCAATAGTTGCTGATCCAATCGCTCGGCCCATAACTCACTTTGTCCGTGTTGAAATAGTTCTTGTTCGTCCGCACATCGCGCCAGCGCATCACGTCCCAATACCCGGCATACTCGCAACCAGTATCGGTGTTCAGCGTCGAGGTGCGATGGGCCAAGTCGTAATACATCTTGGATGGATGCGGGATCGCCCAGCGAATGCCTTCCTTTACGATCTCCGGTTTGTCCTCGGCGTCCAACTGCTCCTCGGTGTACCATTTCTCCATCGGGAAATTGAGCGCGATGCCGTACTGAAGCATGTGGAAAATCGAATCCCGTTCCGCCATCCGATAACCCATCTGCGTCGTCATCACGTCCACGCGGTCAGTGATGATCTCGCACTTCATCCGGTTCTTCGACGTGAGCTTCAGCGGCTCGTATTTATAGAGCGGCGTCTGGTCGATGTCAGAAAACAATTTGGCGTGACGTATCTTCGAGTAGGACAAAACCAACGGCAGAAAAATCTGCGTGAAGGTCGGAAGGTGAAGCACCATTTCCTGCGTTCGCGTACCCGGCAGGCAACACGGCTTTCCGAACTGATCCACCTTGGGAACCAACAAATGAGTCAATCCCCATGACTCGGCAATCTTGACCGCTTCCTGCCCGCCAAGTTTTTTGCTCATCAACCCTTCAACCAACGTCGCTGCCGTTTGCCGAAAAGGAACGTCATATGCCCGGTCAATCGCCCACCACAATCGCGCCTCGCGCATCGATCGCGTCACGCCATCTTTCACGCGGGACGAAATGCGCTCGGTCAGATCCTTGATTTTGTCGGAAGGTTTTTCAGCGGTGAAAAGGGCGCGGAGCTTCTTGGGAGTCAGACCGGCTTTTTCGAGTTGAGCAGGGGTGGGCACTTAAACGGTTATCACTCGCTTGGCCTTCTCGCGCAGCCATTCAACGGAGTCAGGGCGCAGCCAGTTGTGTTTGCACTGTTCCCACTCGTTGTCGGTTTGCGGGCCATACACCTTGTCTCGTAATTCGCGGACTTCATCTTCAAACGGATCTGTAACGCGGGCCTTAAGCATACGTCTTGCCGCGCATCGGCACGCCGATTGCAGCAACCGGCGACTTGCCTTTCATCGGCATGTCGGATTCCTCGCCGGTCGAGGCTTCTTCGCCAGCGCCCTCGTCCTCGGCTGGCACGGCTTCCGTGATGTCTAGCGTCAATTCGTTGCCGCTTACGTCCGTCGCTGTTCCAGTCAGCGTGTACACGTCGCCAACTTTACAGTTCTGGAGTTCGGGGAATTCACTTTTATCTAAAACAAGCTCACTCATGCTGGACTTATACGCCGAGAACGCGCACAATCATAGCGAAATCGCCCAGCTACCTGTCAGGGTACTGGGCACGACACCAACTCATGAAGAAAGGCTACATCTATGGTGCAAGCCAACTGTGCACACTGCGGCGTTCCATTTCAAGCCTATCCGTGCGAGATTCTAAACGGACGAAAATTCTGTAGTCACACCTGCGCGAACCTATCCAACCGAATGAAAGCGACAGTTGCGCCGGAGGTTCGATTTTTTAAGTACGTACAGACAACCGATTCCTGCTGGTTGTGGATAGGTGCAAAAGATAAATTTGGATATGGAACTTTCTATGCTGGTGCTCCCCAAAAGCGGTCAATCCCCGCACATAAATATTCTTGGATATTGCACAAAGGACCGATTCCAAACGATTTATTCGTCTGCCACAATTGTCCGACCGGAGACAACCCCGCCTGCGTTAGTCCCGATCACTTATTTCTTGGAACCTGTGGGGACAATGTGCGTGACGCGGTTCAAAAAGGGCGGATGGGCAGACTGGTAGAGTCTCAAGTTATCGCCATCCGGCAGTTGTATCGCGATGGGCGAACCCAAGACAGCCTCGCAGAAGAATTTTCGGTTTGCCAGGAACATATCTCCGACATAGTGAGGGGCAAGTGCTGGAAACACCTGCTTCCAAAATCCGATCAACTGACTATGCTGTGACAATGGCAGGCCAATTTTGGATACCTGATTTGATGCCCAAGCAGCTTGAGCTGTTTAATGATTTTACGCATCGGTACATCTTGCTAGAAGGGTGTAGGCTATCAGGAAAAACTCGAGCGTCCCTTCACCGCATCGCCAGACACATGTGGGAAACAGATCGCGCAGAAGTCGGAATTTTTGTCAGAACTACACGAAGTGCGAAGAACAGCGGCATCTGGGATGAATTGTGCGTAACCGTCATCGAGGAGTGGATGAGTCACGGTTATTTTTTTGGAAAATGGGTGAGACCTGGACCTCATACGAGTGACGGCGTAACGAAAATACCTCTGTTTACACTCAGGTCATCGAATGGTTCAATTTCACGCTGCTCCTTATTTAACTGCGAGGACGATAGCGAATGTGAACGGAAAGTACGCGGGACTCGCTTCTCAATGATTTATTTTCCAGAGCTAGGAAACTTTTTGTCCCGCTCAGTATTCGATGCTACGAAGTCACAGCTCAGATGTTTGCACCTTCCGTATGAGTACCATCTTTTCTTGGCAGACTGTAATCCAACCGAAGAGGGCGAAGCTTCTTGGATCTACCGCCTTTGGCTAATTGAGAAATTCTTGCCTCCTAAAAATGAGGATGAAAAGGCATTCCGAGATCAACTTCATTCGATTCATTTCCAGATTTCGGACAACACGAAAATCGACCCTCGCGAAATGGCAGACCTTCGGGCGTCTTATGAATACTCACCAGATTTGTATTCCAGATACATCGAGGGCAAGTGGACCGCCAGCAGCGAGAATTCGCACTTCGTTGATCTGTTCATAGAAAATATTCACGTAGTCGGGCAAGCGCACGGAGCCAACAAGGACGATTGGGAAATCATTACCCCCGACGAGGGTTGCCACGAATTGATAACGGGCTGGGATATGGGTGATGTTAATCACGCTGCGGTCATAATTCAAAAGCGAGTGGTCAATAACAACATTGCTTTTGACGTGATCGATGAATTGGTGTTCATAAAGGAAAAAATCAGCATCGAGGATTTCGCATTGCAAATGCTGGAAAAAATGGACGCGTGGGAACGGTACATTCGAGAGAACTATGGAACACGCGAGATTTCATGGAGACATTGGTCGGATTCGTCGGCTTTTCAATATCGTTCCGCATCAGATTCACACGATGAACTAATCGTTCGGAACGCCACCGAAGGTCGTATTTTACTTGGTGCTGCTCCCAAGGCGAAAGGCTCCGTAAAAATGCGAGTTCAACTGATGAGAAAACTTCTCTTCCAAAAGAGAATCTTTTTCTCAGCTCAACTTTTCGAAACTCTCAGGATGATTAAAGGTCTTAAGCGCGGCACAACAATCGGAGGATTCGTTGATCCACTCGATCCCAAAAAACATTGTTTCGACAGTCTCACATACGCACTTCTCGGCGAAGCCCCAATGGACGCCCAAAACCGCTCACGTCCGAAGGTGGAGAAGCGTTCGAGCGTGGTTACGGTCGGGGTATGACATTAGGTTTGTCATAGGGGGCAAATTGTAATGCCGTCGCGCCACCTGTGCTCGCACCCTAGGTACGCTAAGGCTGACTGCAAACATGGGCAATTCAACAGTCAATTATCGGGCTGATCGGGTTGCCATCCCAACCTTGGCGGATTGGCTTTATCCACCGCTAACGCGACAGCGGTTGAATCATGGTTGACACCGACAGGAAAACAAGCACTGTTTTCGCATGACGGAGCGCCAACTAAAAGCCTATGCAAATCGACGGCAGGGGGTGACTGCGAAGCCATCGAGGAAAACCCAAGCGAGCAAGGCCTGGAAAGCCCGCAACCCCGACTGGTGGAAGGGCCGCAAGTATGTGCAGCTTTTGACGAGCGCGTTGGTGAATGGGAATGCGAAGTCGAAGGTGTTCAAGGATGCCGGTATGGGCATGGACGATTGGATGGGACAATTGCCAATTGACAGCACCCAGCAATTGCCAACGCTCGATATTAACGTTCTTTTGAGCGATGGCGTGGAGCTGGTCCCCGTCAAAAGCTGGCGCGAATTCGATCTGTCGCTTCCTGCTGACGTGCGGCGTTTTTTGGACCCGCGCAATTTCAGGTTTGTGAGCAAATAAAAAGCGGCCCCGATCATGACAACGGGGCCGCGTATCAACAAACCAAGTTAGCGGGGCTAAGAGCCTCAAATCCCGCTCATTTGTCAAATGGTTTGAAGTGCTTGGCGAGTTTGTAGTGAAAGGCTGTGCAGTAGTAGCGAGCGCATCTGACCGCCAGCTTGGTTGGCAGTTCGTTGCACGTCACGATCTCGCCGTGCTTGTCCTTATGCATCCACTCGCAGGATTTAATCTTTTGGCTCACCAGATGATTTCTATGACGGTTTTGGCCTTCTCCCACCTGGGAATCTGGACTTGCTCGATTTCGAGATCGATTTCCGCTTCTGAGTCTCCCGGTATGAGCGCAGCGTGTCGTAAGCCGTCGAGCAAATCTTTCGCGCTTCCAGCGTAGTTATCCCGGTCGAGTAAGCAAAACCGATAGAGAGTAAAGCGGATTGCAGGGCGTCGAACGCCTTCTGTTTTTCCCGGTACTGCTGCGTCCAGTGCATTCGCTTGAGCACGTTCTGGCTCGGCGGAAGGTAGTTTAGTTCCAGTCTTAGTGTTGTCATTGTTTGGTAAGTTTAATCTCGCCACCCCCGGCCCGATCGGGAATTTCTCCTGAAGCTTTTTGAAGTCAGCCGGTGACATAAATTGGTTCCCCCGGGCCGAACATTCGACTTGCGGCCTCAGCGTGCGTCGGACAATAAGCCGCCTGATGAATCGTCACGACAGCCGGGCGACTGCACTTTCTGATCGTCGGTTTCAGAAACAGATAATCGCAGAACTTCGCTTTGGCGCGTTTGGGCAGTAGCTCGATTTGTTTCATGCAGGCGCCCTTTGCGCTTCTAGCATTTCCTGTTTCAAATAGTCGGGAATATTTGCAAACGCCAAACGGGAATTAAGCGAAAGGCTCACCGCTGCAATGTTGTCGGCCCGGTATCCTAGCGCATTATTCTTTCGATGAATGCTCAACGAGTGTTTGTGCTTTCCTTTGAGCTTGTCGTATCCGGTTTCGCGGGCGAACGCTTCGTATTGCTCGAAACTCAACTCGAAAGCATGACCCCGATGCCGGGCGCGATTACGTAGCAAGTTGAATGAATATTTCAACGGGTGACGCTCCTTGAACCGGCGCGTTCGACACTTCGCACAGAACGGCGAACGCCCGCTCTCCGTTTTTGCGCCGCGACAATATTTTGTTCGGCACTTCACGCGCGTTTGTTGATCAATTCAAGCTGCTTCATTTTTGGCCTTCAGGCTTTCCTGAAATTCCACTTCGGCTTCGCCTGCCTCAGCAAACAAGAAAGCCGCAATACGGCCCACTCTTTCTGGAGTTGCCTTGAATCGCATATTAAATCCTGGCCCGCCCACAGCAATATCCTTAAAGGCCGGACCTTTTTCATCCGCCATCCGCTGCACCTGTTTCTCGAACGGCTCCAGCTTATGCGAAAAGTTTGTGTGGCTCATTTTCTTTTCAGTGCATCTCGTGCCGCCTTCATCGTTTGGTTGTGATGCACATCGCCCAGCTTATTGACGCGGATGTAATCGGCGGTTTCGTTGTAGAGACCGCGCAGGGCCAATTCGAGCGGCAGGCATTGCTCGATCGCTTTGGCAAAGCGATTGTGTTTTCTAATCAGTTTGCCCTGGTCCCTGACATAAGACTTGTCGTGCTTCCACGTATTTGCCAGTGCTTGCGCTTCTTCAGCTCGCTGCAAATGCCACTGCCGAAGCTCGCCCAGCGTTTTGGTTGTTTTAGCGGTCATGGCAAATCGGGCAAAGGCATCCAGTGAGTCGGATGCTGATTGTTTGGTGATCCATCCACGCGAAACACGTTCATCAAACCGCCAAGATACCAGCCGATCTCAACAATCGGAGGATTATCCCCGTAACGAGGCATGGCCAGAAGCAGTCGCGTTATCTTCGTGGCTTCGCTGTGCAATTCTGGATGCAGCCTGATCGTTTTGGCTGGACGCCAAGCCGGCTGTTCGTCTTCTCTCTCGCAATGACGGCACCTCATCTGTTCGATCGTGCCGTCAAATTCGCAGTCGTCAATGTCGCCGCCGCAGTGACAGTTCAGGCCGCATTCTGGACAGGAGTGGGCCATATCAGGGTGAGGTTGGCTGGGCGTTGGTCATGGGGTCATGCCTCCAAACTTCTTAAAGTGAGCGTTCCACTTGTCACAACCAAAATAAGCGTTACGAAGCTTCCAAACAAAAGATGACTCTGGAAAAAATGCCAATGGAAACAGAATTTGTCTGACATCTCTGCCGTCCTTGAGCAGCTCTGTTATGCAGCGCGCTATCCAGTCCAAATCGTACCACCCAATCTTTTGTACTGCCATCAACAAGCCGTCGCTTGAGCCGCCATTCACGGGATTTTAATTGTTCGGCGTAAGTCATGCGGCGTTTGTCCGCGAAAATGCAAAAAAATGCAAGAAAATTGTTGTTTTTATTTCCTAGCTGTGTACGATCTGCAATCAAATGAGCACGACCATCGCTGTTCCGAGTCCTTCCCCTAAAGAGCTTCCCGACGATCTAAAACGCTTGCGCGTGAATCTGGATAACGCAACGATCGTAGATGCCGAACTGATCACAGCCCTGCGAGGTTTTGCCCGGCGCAAGGGTTGGAAACTTAAAACGCGCCGTGCCGATTTGATGGGACAATCTTTTGGAGTTTGGAGAGTCGGATAACATCGCCCTTCCCGCTTTAGCAGGTGATCCCCGCCAAACCACCGCTTTCACTGCTCGGTCGTGCGCGAGCTTATGTTGCCAAGATGCCCGGCGCGATTCAGGGCGATTCAGGCGATTGTAAAACGCTTAATGTTGCCAACGTCTTGATTTGGGACTTCGCGCTTAGCGAAAACGAGGCGCTGCCCATTTTGCGTGAATTCAATGCCCGCTGCTCGCCACCCTGGACGGAAACCGAATTGATTCGCAAACTTCACTCCGCTGAGAGACAACCCCATGCCAAGCCACGCGGTAATCTGGCGAGCAACACGCACCCTATGTCAAATGTTCCACGTGGAAATCCGCCGCCTTCGATAAACCCGACAGCAGCCATTGAACGATTTCTCAAGGACTTTCGCTGCGAGGAAGTCGAACTTTGGGAAGCCAGCCCGATCCGCCCACCTGACGATTGGACCAAAGATGCTCTGGTGATGTTGCAATGCCTTTATCAACCGGGGGAGAAAATCAATTTCGTAACTGACTTCACCGCCAAAGACTCCAAGGCAATTCCTGCCGGCAGGGGTCTTACGGTTGAACGCGATGCACTGATGCTGCGCTGGCTGACGGAACTGATGCCCATCAGTCAAGCCGGCGGCTGGATGAGAATGAACCCGGTCGATGGCCAAGGTGTGAATGATGCAAACATAACGGCGTTCAGGTTCGCGCTTATCGAGTGCGACGGCGCACCACTGGAACTCCAGATGTCTTTACTGGCAAAACTGCCCCTTCCCATAGCGGCGATTCTTACGAGCGGCGGACGCTCACTCCATGCCTGGGTAAAAATCGACGCGCAAAATGCCGAAGATTACCGAAATACCGTCGCACAAATGCTTTCCATACTCGCCAAATTCGGCGTTGACGGCAAAAACAAAAACCCATCCCGACTATCGCGCTTACCAGGAGTGGTCCGAGCTATCGGTGCCACAGGCGATGGCCGACAAAGGCTTCTCTACCTGGACCCCAGCCCCATCCAGAAAAAGATCATCCCATGACTCTCATGGACATCGAAATTCTAAAAGACGAAACCACTGAAAAACCGCCCCCAACACTCCCCCCAATAGACAACGCCGCCAGTCTGCTTGCCGATCAGTCCATCGTCCTGCCACCTGAGATCATCAAAGGCGTTCTGCATCAGTCGCTAAAAGGAGTCGTCGGAAGCTCATCCAAAGCCAGAAAAACCTGGATCTTGCTCGACGTAGCTACCAGTGTCGCCACTGGCATGGATTGGTGGATGTGGCCGACTGAAAAAGGCAAAGTTATCTACATCAATTTCGAGATCCCCCGCGCTTTCATTCGCCAGCGTATCTCCGCACTATGCAACAGAAAGGCTATCAGCGATATAAGCAACCTTGATGTGTGGACCTTACGCGGTAAAAGCGCGGCTCTATGGCAACTGCTTCCTCAGCTTGTCGCGCAGATCAAAAATCACGACTACCTCCTCGTTATTATCGATCCGATTTACAAAGGACTTGGTGGCCGCGATGAAAATAAAGCCGGGGACATCTCCCAACTCTGCAATGAACTGGAATCGATCGCCGTCGAAACGCTCGCCGCCGTACTTTTCGGCGCTCACTTCTCCAAAGGCAACCAATCCGGCAAAGAGAGCATCGACCGCATCGGCGGCTCCGGCGTTTTCACCCGCGACGCCGATTCCATCATCACCCTGACGAAACACGAGGAAGAAAACGCCTTCACCGTTGATCTCATCCTTCGCAACCTCCCCGAACAACCATCCTTCGTCGTCAAATGGGACTGGCCGCTTATGGTCGTCGACGACGCTCTTGACCCATCAAACCTCAAACAAATTAAACCCGCAGGCCGCTCCCCGGCCTACGAACCTCTCGATCTCCTTTCCGTTGTCCAAAATTCTTCCGCTCAAAACCCCATCTCCATTTCAGCCTGGGCCATTCAAGCCGATATCCCAAGATCAACCCTCTGCGGCTACCTCTCCTCTTTTCGCTCAAAAGGCTGGATTCAAACCGTAGGCTCCGGTCATTCAGCTAAACAATTCCTCACTGCTCAAGGTCGAAAATTCATTGCCGACAATTAGCTTCTTTTTGCTACCAAAATAAGGGGGAGTGTCGGGAATACCTGTCGGACTTTCCGTCACCCTTCCCGACACTGACGGAAACTATTTCCGTCACCTTGATTTTAGAATTATGTAAGTCGTTAAGTCGGTTCTTGTTAAATATGACGGAAATCATTCCCGTCACCCTTGTCGACACCCTTTATTCCTGTCCTCAGGAACCCAGCCTGACGGTTATTCTTTTTGAAAAACCGTCAGGTCCTGGGGGATAACAGACAATGGACTTCCCGACAGGTGCTTGTCAAGACAAAAATAACCCCCTTTTTAAGTCGTCCGAGAAATAGATGAGGTGGATCTATGTTCGCAGGGCGCACCCGCCCCCTACCCCACCCACCATACCCCCTAAATCGGCTTCGCTCGGCCTCGTTCGTTCATCCTGGGTCAACGTCGAGCGAACGGCGGGCATCGTAGTGAGCGGTCAGACGGTCGAAGGCAAGGTCGGTGGATGGGATGCACGGAAGGCAAGCATCTGCTTTGACAGTCCGGTTCGAGTTGAAGGATGTCTAGGTTGACCGCCACGCTTGAGCTTGGGCGTTGATAATGCTCGTTCCGGTGTCCAGCCGCGCTGAAGACGGTTGGCAACGACTGGATACGGCAAGCCGGCAGCAATGGCACGTTGCCGAAGTGAATTGGGATTGATTGGAGGGCCGGCCTTGCGGCGATTGCTCGCCTGGTGCTTCCAAGTCGCCCAGCAGCAGTTATCCGGGCTGTATCCTTTCGAGTTGTCTTTTCGTTCCAGCGTCAAGCCCTTTGGCGGCTCTCCCATATCGGTCACAAAGTTGTCGTAACCGTGTTTTCCGTTCCACCTATCGCAAACTGTGACACCTCGTGCGCCATAATAGGCGTAATTATGAGCCAGAGGCGAGTAGCAACGTCTTATCATTGAAGACCATTTGCGATACGAGCGTTTGAACTTTCCGTTCTCTTGTGTAGGCATGAAGATAACATACAGACCATGACACTTTTCGTCAAACAGTAGATATCTTCAGTTGAAACCCTCAAAAACCCCAACAAAATCAGCTTTTCTGCGTCCAAGACAGCGTTTGTGGGCGATAATGTCTGGTTTTGGCACAGTTGCGGGCCGCGTTCCGAGCCTCAAGCGCCGCTTCCCGCTCCAGGAAGTCGTCGACCATCGATTCGAGTTCACCGGTTGCCATCCACTTTCCGACGCGGAGCAAATCGCGCCCAGTTCTCACCGCGCCGATACGCCAGGCGATGAGGAAGCCGATAGTTCGGACGATGCAGCGGCGGGGTCGGTTCCTTCCGTCCTTCCAACGCCACACATTTTCGACGTTAGCGTCCAAAAGGCAGGCCAAAGCGAAGTCGGGCCAGGGGAAACACCGTTTTAGCTGCGTAAACCAGAGCTTGAACGAGTGATTCTCGCGATGGGAATGGCGGTAAAGATACTTCTCCCGGTCAAAAGGCTGCACCTCGCAAGAAAAGCCCAATAAAACGCTATCGAGAAATTAAATCGGCGAGAACGGTTCATCTTTCCCGACAAAACGCCTAGAATCGTCCACGGTGCAAGAAATTCAGTCCTTGTGGCGTGCCCTTACCTCTTTGTCGAACCGTCGGTGGGCAGCGGCGAGATCGTAGGGAGTCCAGCCGTACGTTCCCCAGGCTTCATCGGAAGGCATAGCTTCGTGAGCGGTGGAGACTCGACCGTTTGGAAAAGTGCGCTCGGGTCGCTTCTGGACGATGACAACTTCATAGGAGGTGAGCTTGTGGCCGCGCTTCTGTTTGGAGAACAAAGCCACGTCACCAGTTCGCTTGATGAGGGTGAAGTTGAACGAGTGGGAATAGAAGGTTGAAGGTAGCGTTTGCATGCCTGGATACTGGCATCAATCCAAACCGCGAACAAGTTGAAAGATTGCGTAAACTATTTTGCACGCATGCCAGCAAACACGCATGAACATTGGTGAAAATAGTGGTTGACATTTAATGCTGGTTATGAGACATTGGGTGGAGAGTAAGAGTTAAACCCGAATGAAAATCGACCTGCAAAACCTGATTGCCAAAAGCCCGACTTGGCCGGGAAAGTGTGTTGATATGCGATCGAGCCGGAACAAAACAATCCTGAAGGCTGCGCGGAACACAAAGCATGTTCGACGTGGAGCGTATAGCAGTCCGAACAGTTTTACCGGCGTCAAGGTGGCGTGGGAATTTTCAAACGAGTTGCTGGCAGAAGCGGCGAAAGAGTAAGAGTTAAGTCACCGATGAAAACGTATTCAACGCACTATCGGACAGGCTAGGGCCAAGCGAACACAGAGCCAGTGATCGCAGCCGGACGTATGAGGAATCGGAAAGGCAATGGCTGAACAGTGGGCAATTAAACAAAAACAACAAACCAAGTAAAAAATGACAACAGAAAAAATCGAAAAGCTAATCAGCCTGCGCGACTGCAAGCAGGCGTTCGTGCAGCCCGGACGGGACAACATCATTGATCTGGTTCATCCGATCACGGGGCGCGGAGTTTACAGCAACGAAGGGCTGGACGAAATCGGTATTCGCTATCCAGGCTCCGAGGTCGTGAATTTCGACGATTGGATGAAGATCAAGGCCGCGCGCCAGGATTGTCCGGTGACGTGGGCAGAAACCACCGAAGAAAAGTATTGGGAGATGTTGGAAGTCTTACCGCCGGCCTTTCATAATGACGCCGGTTTTCTCGTGGGCGAACCGTGGGACCATCACGCGACAAGTGGCGCACCCAGGTTCGCGGCTTATCGGCAGAAAGACGGTAAATTCTTCGTGGCGAGCCGACCGATGACGCGGCGGGAGTTTGCCCAAATCGCGGGGTATTCATCCTGCAACTACGTATCCTGATATGCCAATCGAAAAGGAAAAGTGTGTCCACGGGTACGCTCTCGGCAAGCGGCGGCGCCTAGCCGAACGGGAATGCAAGCAACTGCACAAAGAATGCAGCAAGTTGACTTACGATCAGGAGAACCAATCGGACGAGTGGAAAATTCACGTTGCGCACGATTTGAACACGCTGTTAGGTCGGGCGATGTATTTCCTGGAGACCGACCGTGACGAAAGCGACGTGGCGGCAGCACAGGCCACACTTCGCATCGTTCGCAGGGTGGAGGAATTTGAGGGAATCAGGAGGGCGTCCAAATGAAAAGAACGTTACTAACAATCGCGCTACTGGTTTGCCTTAACGGGCAAGCGCGCAAGCTCACCCTGAACCAGCCGACGCTTGAAAGTTCATGCGTCAGCTGTGATTCAAGCATCCAAACGCCCTGGGGCGACGGAACCACCCGCTTCGTGGTCGGGATGCAGGGCGCCGGCTACGATTGCCGGTCTATCGTGCGGGTAAGCTGGCTGCGGGCCGATGGCGTGGCCTTTGCGTTCGAGTTTGAGCCGGGCCTTGATGGTTCATGGTCATGCGTCTGGACTGACCTTCCACCGGGCGGCTACACGGTAATCGCCAGCCAGCCGGTGAGCCGGTTCAAGTTTGTGGAGGTGGCGGCAATCGCGGTCGAAATCTTTTGACGTATGGCCTTATGTCAATTTTGCGGTAATCAGATCGTAGTAGGCTGCGGCCCCGTCTGCCTTGTGTGCCAGCACACGGGCAGGGGTGCTCACATTGTTCTTGAACCAAAGCCAGCACAACAGCCAGAGGAAGTGCAAATGCGCGGCCTTGCCGCTGCTCTGGACGCGACCTACGCGGCCCTGGCGACTCTGCACAAACCAGAGGATGAGCTTACACCGCAAGAAAGGTTCGTTGAGGCTCAGGTAAGATTAAGACATCGTGTTCGCTTTCCTGGCCACAACCGCGAGCGTCCAGACCTGGAAGCCGAGGCCGGGGAAGAACGCGAGCGCGAACCAATCTGCCAATCGTGCAACGGCACAGGCATGTGGATGCATCGCCATTGCCCGGATTGCTACGAACCGGATGAAAGGGAATGAAGTATGACCAACAACAACGGCGAGACAATCTCCTGCCTGCGTGCTGCGAAGCAAATCTTCTGCTCTTTCGGAAAGCAAGCGGAGGTCGGAGACTGGGCGGACTGCGCGAATCCGCACAGCGACATAGAGACCGAATCAGCATCTCCAGCCGAACAACGGCGCACAATGGCACTCGTTCGCAAGGTGGCGGGACGTGTTGCGAAACACCTTGGGCTATGACGGAACGAACGAGAATGAATTTCGGTGATAACAATTTCGCCGTACAGCTATTCGGCGACCCACGCCCGCGCCCAACTCTGCCGGGAATCCTCAACCGCGCTTGGCACGAACAAAACAAGCGCGGTTATTTTTAATGTAAATGGTGAAATATATTGACAGAGAATGCGAATCGAGATTACAACTGCGGAAGTGATGAAGAAACTTTGCGGACCTGGAAGGCCGAGGGCTGAGAAAGAAAAGGCGGAAAAACGGTTTGTTCTGTGTGTGACACCAGAACGGGAAAGAGCCTACCGGAAAGCGGCTGGGATTCTACCGGCAAACTTGTGGGCAAAGCGATTGTTAGATGCAGCAGCGAACTATAACCCATGAAATTCAGAACGCGACTTTATCGTACTTGGAGCGGAATGAAAGCCCGTTGTTACAATCCCCATACTCCTGGTTGGAAACATTATGGTGGGCGCGGCATCACAGTTTGCCAAGAGTGGGTGGAGTCGTTCGAAAAGTTCCGTTCCTACATGGGAGATCCGCCACCAGGAAAGACTATTGACCGGATAAACAATGACGGCAATTACGAGCCGGGAAATGTCCGCTGGGCCACGCCAATCCAACAAGCCAGAAATCGTCGTGGGAGTATGGATGGAGGAGAGCGGGCAACGGAAACATTGAAATTTTCCCTTACCCCAAAACGCAAGGCTGCTTGGGCTAAGGCTGCGGGAGAGCTTCCTGTTTATCTCTGGATTAGACGCGCGCTCGACCGCGCGGCAAACTACAAACCGAAGGAAACATGAACTCACTCGAACCCGTGATCGCGTTCATTGATGAACGCCTGAAACAAATCAGCGACGAACGGCATTATCGAACGCCTGGAAATGATGCCAGAATTCAGGAATTGGAGATGGTAAAAACGCTCTGCAAGGGGCTTATCGAGCAAGACAGGCTGCTCAATGCCGCAATGGGAATATGAAACTGACCTGGACTGAACGGGGGTATCTAGCTCTCTGGTATGTGGCCCTTGGCGGAATCATTCTGCTGCTGGCGATGGCGCTATGAATTGTTCATTGACGCTGGGAGGCACGGAAAAACGCGGTAATATAGCGCTACGTGTGCCGCGACTCGCTGTGCCTGCCAGCTTCACGGAACCGAAATGAACATGGAGCAGGCAATCTGGATCGCGCTGGTCGTGGCGACCTTCGTTCTGATTCGATTTTTACCGAGATAAAACAACAAAACCAAAAATGAGCACCGATAACATTTCAACTGGCCACTTGCAGGTAATCCAACCCGCCGAGCCGCCGAGCGTGGCGCACATGCTCCAGGATGTCATCAAGGCTGGCATAACCGAGCAGAATGTTGCAGCCCTCGAAAGATTGTGCGGTCTTTACGAGCGCGTTCAATCAATGGAAGCGGAAAAGCAATTCGCGGCGGCAAGGGTTGAATTCCAGAGGTTGATGCCGACCATCGTAGCCAGCACTGTTATCCCAAATCGCGGCAAGTACGAACGCTACGAGGACATTTATCGGGTGGCTAGTCCCATCATGTCTCAAGTTGGTCTTTCAACGGCATTCCGGCAGGAGCTAAAGGAGAATCGCATTACGCAGACTTGCCTGCTGACGCATGTAGGAGGCGTCACTAAAGAATTTCCTTTTACGGTTAGAGTATCCGGCAAAGCCGATACCGAGACTCAGGCTGACTGCAAAGCATCCACAATAGCCAAACGAAATGCGTTCTGCGTGGCGCTAAATATAGTGATTGCCCAAGATTGTCTGGACTCGGATCACGATGCCGCCATCGAGGGGGGGAAAATTACGCCGGAACAGGCAGAGTCACTGCGGCAGCGCGTCATGGCAACGGCAAGCGATGAGGCGGCTTTTCTCAAGCTGGCCGGTGCAAAGGACTACAAAGACATTCGAGTTGCCTTCTATCAAATGCTCGACTTGTGCCTCAAACGAAGGGAGAAAGTAAGCTGATGAAGAAACAAGAATTAGCTGGAAGGAGATTTGAGAGGCTAACTGTAATTAGCCGCGCGACCGTAATGCAGGGCTACAATTCCATGTGGAATTGTATTTGCGATTGTGGTCAGCAGAGACTGGTTCGCGGCTCTCACCTGATAAGCGGAGCAATCAAATCGTGCGGTTGCTTATCCCGCGAGAAATCAGCAGTGCTCCACTTCGTCCACGGCAGTCATGGGACGCCAACTTATAGAAGTTGGCTTAGGATGCGTGGACGCTGCTACGATCCAAAAAATAACGAATTCCATAACTACGGAGCACGGGGGATTAAGGTTTGCGATGCTTGGAGGTGGTCATTTTCGGAATTCCTGAAAGACATGGGTGAAAGACCGTCGCTGCATCATTCCATAGATAGAATTAACGGAAACCTCGATTATGATAAGTCGAATTGCCGATGGGCTACCGCCTCTGAGCAGCAAAATAACAAACGCACTAACCATCTTCTAACCCTAGATGGGGTGACTCTTACTCTTCGACAGTGGGAGCGTAAGATGGGGCTTGGCCGTGGAAGGATTGGAGACAGACTTCGTTATGGATGGGAAGCGGAAAGGGCAGTCAACCAACCTGTGCTATGAAAATCCACGAGGCGCCCCAAAATTCTCAAGAATGGTTAAACGCGAGAGCAGGCTTACCTACAGCCTCGGAATTTCACATGTTGTTAACACCCAAGTTTGAGGTGCGTACCGGCGAAATGCCGAAAACTTTTGTTGCCCAAAAGCTCGCGGAGAAATGGTTTGGAGGTCCGCTTATGTCAGGCAGTGGTTCAACCTTCGCAATGGATCAGGGCAGTATCCTCGAAGAAACTGCAATACCGTGGTACGAATTCGAATTCTCCACGCCGATCACCCGCGTTGGGCTGTGCATCCGTGACGATTTGAAAGCTGGCTGTTCACCCGATGGCTTGATTGGAGAGCATTCGGGCATCGAAATAAAATGCCCCGAGGCGACGAACCACACGAAATATCTGCTCAATGGCGCCGTCCCTCCAGATTATCTGTGCCAAGTTCACGGCTCGATGTATGTCACTGGGCGATTGGAGTGGGTCTTTATGAGCTTTCGCAAGATGTTTCCGACTTTGATTGTGCGAGTTCATTGGGATGAAGATGTCGGAAAAAGGATTGACGAAGCCCTGGATTCTTTCCACGAACGCTTCGAGGCCGGATGGCAAAAGCTTTTAGAACTGAACGGTGGTCCACCCCCCAAGCGCGAACCAATGGTATTCGCCCACGAAATGAGAAGCGAGATGCCATCGTGAACGCTGGCGATAAGCAACAGACATGAGCACGCCGAAACCTGACAGCCTGACGCCGGACGCTGGACACGCGCAGGCCAAACCAAGCAGCCAGCCTCTAGGGGGCGGCTCATGTCTGTTGGCTTCATCGACTGGTTCTGACGCTCCGCTCTCAGTAGAAGAAGCACAGCGTCAACATCGTTGTCGGGTGTGTCGTCTCCCAATCCCGAACACCAATCAGCCAGCAGGATGGAAACATGAATACGGAGAAATGATTTTCCCAATTCACGTCATCCTGAACTTTGGCAAGGAGTTCGCCCACGCCAAGTGTTTGGAGCGACAGAACGATTGGGGTATGCCACTGCGCGCCGAATATCCAGACTACGGAATGCCGCACGCACTGCCGCACGTCGAGAGTGTGACCGTGCCAACAAGCGGAGCGCAGTTGGCATCAGCGAATGGTTCTCGTGCGCCGATGTCCGTGTGGTGTGCTCGCTGCAACTGGGAAGTGCCAGTGAATAAATATATCGGCATGACGGTAACCGTGATGCGAGCGAGCGTGCTCGACGACCACGAAAAGGCAACGCCTGGGTGCAGCGGTAAGCCAATAATGGCAGCGCAGGAGAACGACAAAGCTCAATGACCCGGCCAAATGACGCCTATGAATTGCAACGAGAGTGCACCGCCGGGTTCAGGTGCAGCGCATGGTTCGGCGGCGGGCAACGAATCGGAACTCTGTCCGACCTGCTGCGGTGATGGCTGGACTTACGCGCTCTCATCAATGGACATCGAAATTGATTGTCCGCGCTGCAACGGCACTGGGCGGATTGAATGTCGCCAGCCGACGCCGAACGACCCAAGCTGAGCCACAGCCTCGGCAAACCATGAACGCTGAAAAGCAAACTGAACCAACACGAGCCGGTGATCTGGCTGTTGGCTCCAGTGACCTTGTTCGGCTGACGCGACTGAAAACGTTCGAAGCTGGACGGTGGCAAGGCATGACGGATGCAGCGGAGATAGCTGGAGCGGTGGCACCTCGAGATATGGAGTGTGCTCCGTCACAAAACGACTATTACCAACTGGGGCGAGACGCGGCTAAGAAAGACATCATTGCCGCCCGCGACGTGACCGCGCAGCCGAACGACAAAGCTCAGCGATGACGCCCACTGAATCAACCGATTTGCAACCAGCGCGTGAAGGCGTCATTCGCTGCAGCGCATGGTTAGGCTTCCCTCCGGTGCTTGATGCCTGCTGCGGAGGCCGGATGATGTGGTTCAATAAGGCCAACCCGCTCGCAATCTTCCAAGATAGGCGCCGCGAATGTATTGAATGGAACGAGGAAAACGGACATCCGCACCGAACGCTGGAGATCAACCCCGACGTGATAGGCGACTTTACGAAAATGGCGTTCCCTGATGAATCCTTCCATTTGGTTGCGTTCGATCCACCGCACTTTGATTCCTTGGGGGAGAACTCTCGAACGGCGAGAATGTATGGGCGGCTCTTCGGAGACTGGGAAACGGACCTGTCCGACGGATTCCGAGAATGCTTCCGGGTGCTCAAACCATTCGGGACGCTGATTTTCAAATGGAACAGCACCGAAATACCGCTTGAGCGCGTGCTTGCGTTGTCCCCGCATCCGCCACTTTTCGGGCACACGACTGGCCGACAGGCGAAAACACACTGGCTCACGTTTTTGAAGCCTAACGCTGTTTAAGCGACCGGAACCTGACTCCGGTTCGTTTAATTCCATTTCGTCCCACGCAAAACGCCGCACCGACCTAAGTCAGCGCGGCGAGGTGTACAGGAAGTTAGTGTTAGCCTTTTAGCTCGGAATTGCTTCGTCTTCGCCTTCCACGATGGTTTTGAAACTGGTGGCATCTGGTGATGCCACAGTCCAGTCAAAATCAAGCGATACGGGTTGGTCTCCGTCTCCTACGTGCCCATCAACAGTAATGCGGGCGCTTTTATCGCCAGTCGCACCATCGCCATAAAACCAGACCTTGATTGATTTCGCGGTCGATTCTGGATTGTACACGACTTGAGAATCGCCGGATAATATTTCAATCGTGGCGAATGTTCCGTCTGCTGCCTGATCAACGTCTTCGTCGGGCGTAAGAGTAACGGGCCGACGAAAGCCGGGTCGGATTGGTTTAGCTAATTTCATTGTTTCCTTTTGTGGTATCGGTTCGTCCTGTTCCACAGTTATGGTCCAGATCCGAACCTTTTGTTTGTCGCATTTTAAGAGGCCGCAAAGCAGCCCCTTCAGATTGTTTCCGCGATAATGGAATTGCAAATCGTCCTCGCTCATTTTACGGCGGCTCCGAATGTTTGCCAGCCAAGCAAAGCGAGCAACACGAACAGCAATCCGTTGAAACCGATGGGGCGAAAGTTGCCACCTCCGCTTGGCCAGAAAGCCCAAAGGCCAAACAAAAGCCACAAAATCATCAATGCCCAGAATAAAGTTCCGCGTGACATAATTCACCTTTCTTTCATTTGGTTATCTTCCCGTGTAAATCGGGTTTGGTTTCGCTCCAACACCTCCGATGGCTGCGTGGTTCGTGCGGGAGAAGTAAAACCCGACAACCAGAAACAATGCGCTCGACAAAATGACCGGGTATTCGGGCCGTTTCTCTTGTTGGACCATTCCCGATGAAACTCCAACAATCATATTTGCCAGTACAACCATTATGGCAATTAGGGATTGAGTCCATTCCCAGATGAGGTTGATTCGTCGCTGTCCAGCAGTGACGAGATCCTCTTGGTAAGTTGTAGTCGATGGTAAGGGTGCGGGTGCATCGGGTTGAACTGGCTTCACAACCACTGGCTCATTCATTGTCTTGCTCCGCGTCTATACGATATTTGTGGCAGCGTAACAGTTGGCGTCGGCCCAATCGAAATATAAATAGCGGTCATTGTTGTGGCTGCGGCGTTCGTAAAGGTGGTACTCAGATTGTTCTCATAATCCAGGCCGTTGCGCTGCCACTTCTGGAACGTAGTACCCGGGGAACTGCGCAATGGGGCAACCAGCATCGTGATCGTATTGGTCGCCACGGTTCTGGCGAATGGCGTATTGCCGTTGGATCTGCCGTTCACGTCAGGAGGCGCCATTTGGATGGAGACACCGCCCGATGGATTCGATGAGTTGACGGTGAGCGTGACAGTGGCCGGTGGAGGCGGGATATTCGTGGCACCGGCGCCGAGCCGTTGCAGGACGAATGCGCCAAAATCAGGAAAGCTTAAGGGAGCACTCGGAACCGTGTCGCCATAGGGCACAGCGACCGAATGAGACGCAGCCTGCATGTCCAGAATGAGCGTGTTAGTCGAGGTGATTTGATTCGTCGTGAAATCGACATAATAATTCTGGGCATTGCGGACGAGCACGGTCGAGCCAATTCCCCAGCCGAGTGCCGAGACATCGATCGGCACGAAGTTAGAAAGCGTCCAGTTGTATTCGGCGACATGCGCCCGATTCGTGTCATAGACGTTCCCCTGCACGATGCCGT